CCCCCCTTCACCCTCTCCGCCCCCCTCCCCCCCCGCCTTTTGGCGGTGGTGGTGGTGGCCCTCCGAGTGGAGGCGGCGGTGGCGGGAATGGTGGAGGATCTCCTCCACCCGGACCACCCACTACAGGTGGCCCTAATGTGAGCGATATCGATGTGGATGCCAATCATTCCTCCATCCCCGATGTCCTGTCTGCTACCCGATCTTTCTTTCCTCTTAGCAAAGTCTTCCCTCACAAAGATGCTAACATGTTCACTAACTTCCCGAACGTGCTTGCTTTTAAAGAAATGAAGATCACAACCTCTCCACTAATGACTCCACACTCCAAACTGATACCTTTTGTACGACAAGTCGCTGGCATCGCCACCGACAAGCTCGCGGTCCAACAAGACCGTTTGTACACCCAGTTTGAAGACAGTGCTGTTGCGACGGCTATAGATACCTGGAAGTGGTTTGAACATTCCCCTTACGCCAAGTGGCGCAATTGGGTTCCACATTCATGGCTGGACTCGCGCGAATTGCGAGCAGCCTGGACTTTTGTTGAGGCGCCACGCCTCTTCATGTGGACCAACCGTGTCTCCAAGATTGTGCACCGCTGTGCTATCTTGTGTGGCGCCGTAGGCGCCTCGCTACTGGTGAAAGGATATCGTTCAAACACTCTCCTTCCCTGTCTCACTGGTGCAACTTGTTTGTATCAATCGTGGATGTGGTGGACTTTTCGCCACAAAGTACGTCCCTATGTGAATGCAACCCTCTATTGGTTTTTCTCACAAGATGTGAAACGAGGCGCTACCTTTCCTATTTGGCAAGTTTCCCCGACTATTCCAACTAGATTAGGATGCTCTCAAGTAGCTCGATTAGTGACTGCTAATGTGTGTGCTTTGTCCTCCCTCGCTGTGTTACAGTGGAATCCCCATCCCTTGTTGAGCTATGGTCTCATAGCTTCTGCAGGTTGCCTATCAATGTATAGTGCAGCAGTTTTGAGCGGAACATTAGACTATGTGATCACAACCGTAGCAGCCCTTCCTGACACCCCCAAAATCGCTGAAGATGCTGATAAAGTCGAAGCAATAACCCGATTGAGTCAAGCATGTGTTGGCATTGCGTCTTTGTACGTCTTAGCGCGTGCATGGCGAGAATTTCGAATAAAAGAGATTCAATCTGCCCTTGCACCTACGACCCAACAAGACATTGTCAAACGCGATACTGCCCCCAACGAATGGGCCGGTGTCTCCACAACCCCTTTGCCTAACATCAACAACATAATTACAACAGTCTATGAAGATTTAGTTACAGTTTCCCAACGCTCTACATGTCACTGTACCATAGATAACGTACTAAAAACTGATTTGTATATGTTGCGTACTGATGTTGCGCTTATTCCCAACCATGTGCTAGTGAAGATTACTTCCTCTTCTAAAGCCCGGATTGTATCCGGCTCTAAGCAAGAGATTTGTGGTGTGCGCGAAGTGCCTATCTCCCGAGAGAGAGCCGTGCGCATACCCGATACTGATTTAGCACTATTGTATTTACCCCTAGGTGATTGGGTAGATACTACCAAGTTCCTCCCTGAGAAACTTCTTCCTGTCACCCCTGTCACTATGTTGTACCGATCTGAGGATGGACAAGTCCTCCGCGATAGATTCCGGGTTGACCCCGATGTTATTGCGTTAGAAACCGGCCGTTTTGCCGGTTACAACTACAAGACAACAACTCCGACCTTCTTTGGACAATGCATGTCCCCTTTGATATCCGAGACGAAACCGCCATTTCTTTGCGGTTTTCATATCGGAGGTCATACTGGGACCAACGAAGGCTGTGCTATTACTCTTACAGGTATGATGTACGCCGATGCAGTCAAAGATTTGTGCGCTAAAGGCGTACACCTCGGACCCTCCAGTGGCACAATGCCTAAGCAGCTCTATGATGTTCATTTTTTCGAATCTTCCGAGATCCATTATAAGAGCGCTGTGCGTTTCTTGCCCCCCCCCGCTGCCATAAAAGCTTTTGGCAGCGTAGTCGGTAGAGTCACCCCAACTTCTGACGTCGTAGATACAATTATTTCCCCCCACGTCGAAGAAGTTATGGGTGTCCCCAATGAGTGGGGGCCGCCTTCCTTTAAGGAAGGCTACCCCTACCAAGCTTCGTTAGCGTTTTCTGCTAACTGCTCAGCAGGTGTTTCTCCTGTGCTTTTAGAGAAGTCCAAAAAAGACTATCTAGCACCCCTGCTTGAAACAGTTAAGAAAAAACTGTGGCAAGGGGACAATTGTCCCCAACCACTTACTCGCATGCAAACTGTATGCGGTATCGATGGCAAACGCTACATCGATAAAATGCCCCCCAACACCTCTGTTGGCTACCCTTTGAACAAGTGCAAGCGTGACTTTCTAACCATGTATGCACCTGACGACTACCCTGACTTCCAATGCCCTGCGGAGTTAGATCAACGTTTTTGGGATGAGACTGAGAAGATGCGTGATTGTTTTCGCCGTGATGTGCGATATTATGCCATCTTCCAGGCTTGTCTAAAAGACGAACCTACTCCTAAAATAAAGAAGAAAGTTCGTGTCTTTCAAAGTGCCCCAATAGCCTTGCAGCTAATGTTGCGAATGTATTTCCTACCCATTGCCCGGTTCATGTCCCTTAATAGTATACTCAGTGAGTGTGCTGTTGGGGTCAATTCCCAAGGACCGGAATGGGAGGAATTAACGCAATTTATGCGCAAATTTGGTGAAGATCGCATTCTTGCTGGTGATTATAGCAAGTACGATTTACGAATGCCCGCACAATTAGTGTTGGCCGCTTTTGACGTTATGATTTCGATTGCGACCGAATGCAAGTATTCGGCAGAAGATATAGCTTTTATGCACTACCTAGCGCATGAAGTTGCTTATCCGATATTGGCCATTAACGGCGATTTGATACAACTGTTTGGTTCTAATCCTTCGGGACATAACCTCACAGTCTACATCAACTCTATCGTGAATTCTCTGCTGTTGCGTTGCGGGTATTTTGCTCTTGTCACGCGGGCCAAACCTAAGCCTTTTAGATCAGCTGTTGCCATTTCAACTTATGGCGACGACTTTAAAGGCAGTGTCCGATCGGGCTTTGATTGGTTTAATCACATATCATTCGCAAAGTTCTTAAGCGAACATGATATTGTGTTGACTATGCCCGACAAGTCTTCTACCCCCACCAAATATATGAGAGATGCAGATGCAGATTTTTTGAAAAGAAAGAATATTTATATCCCTGAAATCCGACATCATGTCGGAGCTCTTGATGATTCTTCTATCTTTAAGTCTTTGCATACCGTCCTGCGCTCTCCCGCGCTCACTCCTCAACAGAGTGCTGCACAAAACCTTGACGGTGCTATGCGGGAGTGGTTCTTTCATGGTCGTAGTGTATATGATCAACGTAGAGAACAACTCCAAAAAGTTGCTGAATTGGCGCAAATTTCGCATGTTTGCACCGAACTAACTAAGACTTTCGACGATCGTGCTGCTGCATGGTTGACGAAGTATGAAAAATTCATCACCAACTAACCTTGGGTATGGTCAACTACATCCCTCTGTGCGGAAGTCCTGCACATTAAACCAAAGACACTTGTATAAATCTGGTTACCCATTTACATATTTTCACACTATTCATTTATGTACATAAGGCTTTTTTATATATATACTTATTCATCTATTTAGATGAGAGTTTTGTATAGCTCACAAAATAGTGAAGCTCGAACACAATAAACCTAGTGCTCGAGTTGTAAATAATGGTTTACTCTCACCTGTAATATTATTTCTTCAGCGGGGACATCCCGCTCCCAGACGACCGTTTTCAGTGATCAGGCTCCTGAATGGTCTTATAATGTCTTATCTGAACCTGACCCGACCTTTGCCCAAACAGATACAAAGGATGCGACCTTGGAAAATTTCTTTTCGCGACCACTGCCTGTAGCCCATTACCAATGGGTGCCAGGTACGTCACTATTCGAGGTCCTCGATCCGTGGACTGCCTATTTTTCTAATCCGCGAGTTATTAACAGGATCTGTAACTTTAATGCCCTTCGTTGTAAGTTACATATTCGTGTTTTAGTATCTGGTACATCTTTTAATTTTGGACGTGCGATTATGACTTACAACCCACTCCAAACTAGAGATTATTATTTGCGAGATCGAGCTGCAGTTTGGCAGGACTTAGTCCTCACTTCACAGCGCCCGCATATTTTTCTCGACCCTACTACTAGCACGGGCGGTGATATGATCCTTCCGTTTATCTGGCACGAAAATGCCTTACAGATACCGGATAATGATTGGACCGCAATGGGAAAACTAGTTTTGCGTTCTATTAATGTTTTGCAGAATGCTAACGCTTCCCTTGATCCTGTCTCTATCACTGTTTTTGCGTGGGCCGAAGATGTACACCTGTCCATTCCCACCACTCTTGAACCAGGTGGAATGTTACCACAATCTGACGAGTTTGGCACTGGAGCAATTTCGAAGCCTGCCGCTGCTGTAGCGAAGGCTGCCGGATCTCTCTCAACTATTCCCGTTATAGCCCCCTATGCCAAAGCCACACAGTTAGCAGCTACTGCTATTGCTGGTGTGGCTCAAGCTATGGGTATGTCACGTCCCCAAGTAATCTCTGATACGAAGTTGGTACGTCCCCAATATGCAGCTTCTTTGGCCAATACCAATACTGCTGACACCGTATCAAACTTAGCATTTGACTGTAAGCAAGAACTTACGATTGATACCCGGACCATGGGTTTAGGGGGTGCTGATGAGATGTCATTAAAATCCATAGCAGCTAAACCCTCCTATATCGATACATTTAAGTTCTCTACTGCTTATTCTACAGATCAACTCCTATGGAATATTAGAGTTGATCCTGGAGTTCGCCAGATCAGTAATTTTAGTACGGAAACAGGGGGCTTATATTTGCCTGCGTGTGCGTTTGCTGCCCTTCCTTTTAAGTATTGGAATGGTACAATGAAGTATCGTTTTCAAATTGCCTCTTCCTCTCTGCACCGCGGCAAGTTACGTTTTGTGTATGACCCTAACCATATGGCCACTTCCGAGTATAATGTGAATTATTCCACTATTATCGATATTGGCCAAGACCGAGACTTCACCCTTGAAGTCGGATGGGGTTCAACCCGTCCTATGGTCGAAGTCATGCCTATCAGTACAGTGGATCCTCCATCAACTACTGCCAAAGGAACAGCTTTATATGGAAACGGTGTTTTATCCGTTTATGTGATGAATCCTCTCGTTACTCCCAATTCTGATGCCGTCAATGACGTTTACATAAACGTCTTCGTGTCAGCGGGAGACGATATTGAGTTTTTCCATCCCAACGAATCTGCACTTAAGGATTTGACCCCACTTATGGCACCCCAATCTTTAGATCTGACTGACAATAAACCTGACGACGTTGCTCCAACCGTCACGCTTGCGCCTGTTTCCAGTGTGCCGCAACGTGATTTAGTTTTCTACGGAGATCCGATCATGTCCATTCGCCAGCTATTACGGCGTTATGGGTACTATGGTTTTATTCCGTTAAAATCAATTTGGAACAGCACGGCTACACAAGCTGGGCAATTAGAAACTTTTCATTTCCCTTCATTTCCATTAGTTCGTGGTTACAATAACCAAGCCCCTTATACTCGCGGCACTGACGGCTACAATTTGGTCAAGTATACTATGATCAATTATTTTGCAGCTGCTTTTGCCTGTTGGCGGGGTTCGTTACGTTACAAAATGGCATATGAATCTCTCGGCACACAAAGCTCTTCTGCTGTTGTAGCATCCACAGAAATGGCCAAGACTATTGTGGTCAAGCGTGGTAACAAATCAGCTGGCGAGCCTTACTATACCAATACTGGAATTCCATCTTGTTATACTTCAGCCGGCATGTATGCACTTTGTCAAGCGTATGATGCATTAATGCCGCATGGCTGGGATGGTATTCTCATGACCGTGAAAGATCATAATCCTGTATTGGAATTTGAAGTTCCTTTTTATGCTCCTGTTCGTTTTTTATCTCCTCGAACTCCTTTTTGGAATTCTGGCGACCCGTCCTTTAGTGTCACCACACCCCATACGAATTACAATTATCATTCGAGTGGATATCAAACCTTTATTTCAGTCGGTGAAGATTTCACGTTGGCCATGTACTTAGGCCCTCCGTTGCTTTTCAGATCACCAACTCCAACCCCTATTTAGTTTTTTCTATAGTGTTGTTTGTATATAAAATAAACACTTACACTGCGGTGGCTGCAGTGCGCTCCCTATTTCTATATGGGAGACGGCTACGTCTATCAAAAAATTTGTTAAACTCAATTTTTGGTCCGGCGTAAGCCGGTTTTATTGAGTCACAAGTTTTCGACGTAGCAAAGCACAGTTGTTTCGTGC